GAGAACACTCTATGATAGCGACCATTACTTCTTACTGGAACAAAGTTATCAGTGTTCAAGTTGGCAGACGCAGTAAACGAAACAGTATCTATCTGTCGAGAACGAGACCCCACCTGAACAGTGAGGGTAGGAGCTACATCTTTCGATGTAACATAGGGTGTAACACTCTTAACGAGTGACTTCTTTAGTTTTGCTGGCTCAAACTCTGCTGTTTCCAATGTTGCAGCCAACGCATCGCCTGTAAAAGACGCAATCTTACTACTAGAACTTGCAGCAAAAGCACTCTGACCGCCTCTAAAGAAACGTGAGTCCAAAGATGTACCCAATGCGTCTAAGCTACTTGAGATAGTAGCCAACGCCTCAAGTGTAAAACTAGGCGATATAATTGTGCCTATAAACTCATGGTCTAACTCTGCTAATGACCATCGACCCACCGCATAATTATACATTATTATCTTATCAGGCGTACCAGCTACGCTTTCATTAGATACATAACTCCATGCAACCACCTGATTAATGGGGTCTATACTGCAACTCAATCTATCTAAGTGATGAGGTGATGAGTCATCAAAGAAAAAAGAGTCTACCTTTTCAGCCCCAATCGGTATTGATCGCTCTCCATTAAACATAAAGAAGCCATCAGATGCCAAATAGAATATCTGTGTTGGCGCAAGGGCTGATATAGAGTTTGGTATATCGCACCCATGCCCTGTCTCCACCATATCAAAGGTAAAGATCAAAGGAGAGCCTACATATTGCATCCTAGCAATACCTCTCTCCAACAAGACAACGCCAAAGTCACCACCAACTAAGCCAGTTATGTTTCCAGCATCAGGTATATCCTGAAAGTCAGCTTGGTTTGAGCCTACCGTCCATGTATCCGCATCGTTAATCTGTGACCATTGCACACTTGATGGGTGCGTGTTAGAGCTATAATTAACATGAGCCGTAACCACAAAGTCTCTAATAACAGCAAGAAACTTAGCGTTTGGTGAGCCGGATACATTAGCAAAGGCACTTGATGACCCAAGTGTATATTTCTGCAAGGCATTACTTAAACCACTTGCTGCATAAACACTTGTACCAAACTGCACAAACTTCCACTGGTCTTTACTTGAAAGCGTATACGCTCCACTCTTTACGTCATCTAATGCTGCTGTTGAAGCATTAAACTTTAATAGTTTTGTAGCGTTTCCGGCAAATAAATGTACTGTGCCACCACTATCAATAGTCGCAAAGAACCCTCGTAAATACGCATCAGATGCTTGTGATAAAGTCGCTAATCCCAAGAAGGGTCTGTATCCTCTTGCAGCAGCTATAACATTCGTAGCCACTGTTGCACCACTAGAGTTCAATGGGGCTTGGTCAGGTAGCCACTCTCCAAAGGGTATCATGTATTTCCATAATCCTGTTTCATTGTTAACGCACCGCCACCAAATCGCGCTTGTTGCGTATCTCTTTTTACCTCAGTTAAGGCTCTGCTAAACAACGCATCATATTGTGTGGCTCTAGCTTCATCCATCAAGAAGGTATGCGCTGCAACTAAAGACCCATATAAATAACAATCTGGGTGGCGTGTCAGCACTGTATTACTTGTATTTGAGTCGGATAGGGCAGTTATGCCGTTACCAAATATTACCTCTATCGTGACCACAGAGTCAGGTATAGGACGCACATGAATATTAGTACCGATGATTGTGTAGGAAACTGGTGTTCCTTGCCCTTCAGAACTGTGCGTCTTAAAAAAGCTATCTGGAGTCGCAAAATCCAAAACTCTGTTTGGGTTGTTGTTTATCTTTACTACACGTATCTCACGTAAATCAGTAGGTAAGGCATAGCTTTCTGTTCCGGCTACAGTTGATATAGTTGTAGATGCCTCCTGAGATCGTGTATCTAACTCCCTAGACATTCTTGCTTCCGCTAACGAAATAAAGTCAGGGATATTGGCAGTTAAATCATCCCTCGCTAGGAAATTAGCTATAGAAGTCTGTAGATTAGAGTAGGTATCTAAACTCATGTCAATCGACCACCAGTGGTTCTAAAGTGTTTATTCTCAGGGTTTTGTAGCCATTTAAGCCACTTCTTTTTATTGTGTTTGAAGTGACCAAACTTCTTCTGTAATTCAAAAAATAAAGGTGCTGGTATTTCAGCTATCTTCTGTTGATGCTTTTGCGTGTTTCCAATCAACGACCCATAACGATAATCAACTTCTTGTTTCTTAGCGAAATCAAGCACAGGAGACACATCAACCTTTGTATTAACCTGAAGACCATCAACAGTGTCCTCAATCCATGTCTCTTTGCCTGTAAGTGGGTTCTTACTTAGTAATACTTTTCTCATTATATCCTCAAGAGGAGAGGGGGCTTTCACCCCCTCCATCATTATATTTATGAAGTGTTTAGATCAAACACCGCAGCATGAGCCTTTGGCGCACGATTTATTAAGCAATACTCAGAGATGATTGCAAACTTCGTTGTATCACCAGTAGGAGCTACATCAGACACACTAAACATTCTGTTGGGTAAATGACCGATTGCGTAGTAGTCACTATCCAAGAGAAGTATTTCTGTGTCTGTTGCATTTCTGTCAATAACAGCGTTTAATGTTCCAAAATCCGTTAAAAACAGGGACACACTCCCCACTATTGCAGCTTCGGCTGGTGCTGTCATCTGGATTTGGTTAGTCGCAACACTACCTGAACTGAGGTTACTGAACGCCACTTTGTTAGCAGGACTGAGAACAAGCATATCTGGTTGTCCACCATCCTCATAGGCTAACTTCATAGCATTTTCAATATCAGCCAACTCAAGACTATCGTTTGTGCCTGACATGGTAGCAGCGTTTGAGCCATTACCCCCAGAAGCGACTGCTGAATTTGACTCAAGAACAACATTGCTCATGTAGGACAAGAACTTTGCTGTCTTTCTTGGGTCAGAAGTAGATTTAGCCTCATTCTTAAATAAAGACTTCTCTATATCTCTTCTTTGCTCCAAAGACTTCAAAATCTTTACGTAAGCCGATTCACGATCTCTCCCAGCCACATCGACGGCTTCTAAAGTGTTAGAAACTTGCGCTGCTTGTGCTGCTATTTGATGGGTATTTGATAGCCTGACCGTTGCAGAAGGATTGACATAACTAAAATCTGCTCCTTCGTTAACCGCATTTGTATCAACCGCTGCTGCCAATTCTTGGACTTGCCAATCGTGGGAAACAGCTTTGGTTACTTCTTTTTGTGCGTTGGAAAACACAGGGGTCTCATCGGGATCGCATCTCCCTCTCACCTTTCGATGAGGATTGGACTATATCATCACTAAATTAATAGTGCTGGACGCTCTAGCCTGTTATTAAGAGGGCTAACCTCTCAGGTAGTCTCTGAACCTTCTATCGCTGTGTAGATAGCTTGGCTGCTGATTGCCATATCATTTCTGACTTAGGGTTCCAGCAATTCATCCAGTTTTAATCGCACCGATCTAGTTAATGCGATATATCACATCCGACAAGTCTTCCCTTTGTCCAACACTGTCGCTTGAGGAATATGTTGCCATTTTATTTTCTCCTAAATAGCTACTTGGTTAAAAGATATTCGACAGCAGCATCTTTACTGGCTGTCTTTTTAAGCTTTGTCCAAGCGTCCTTTTTTGCCTTGTCTTGTACATTTGTACGAGGTTTGGGCTGTCCAGCCTTTACCATCTTAGGCGCAGTAACGACCTTCTTTTTCACGACAGTCGCTTTGCTTTGTAGATTGTCGTAAAGTTGTGCTTTTCGTGCCATGTTTACTATCCTCGCATCAGTTGCATTATTTATGTCTTCAGTCGAAAAGCCCTGAGTTCGTAAATAACCGACTAATTCGCCTTTTTCTTTTGCTGCTACACCCTGATCTTTCCACGATGGGATTAGATCAAGTAGTATATCAGCCTGTTTCGCTAGTTGCTCCGACTTCACAACTTGCTGCTCCTGTTGGATAGCTTGCAGTTTGCTTTGTCTTTGCTGTTCCTCAACCAAATACGTATTGTATGCAATGGGGTCTTCGGCTTTCAGTTGCGCTAACTGTTCCTGACTCATTGCCTGTTGGGGTTGCGATAACTGTTGTTCGTACATTTGTAGGACTTGAGCATATTTCTGACGCTCTTGCTCTAAAGACGCTTCCTTGCTACTTAACTCTTTTCGCTGTTCCGCAGCTTCTTGTAGTCTTTTCTGAGCCGATTTTTCAAGTTGATAGTTTTTGATGAGTTCTTCGGTATTAACGTCATACTCCTCACCATCCACTTTCACTCTGTAGAGGGTCTCTTCTGGTTCGGTCTCTTCGACCTCTTCTTCAGTGACTTCCTCTGCCTCTGTTTCTTCTGCTTCTGCTTCGGTTGGTTGTTCTTCAACCGCCTCAACTTCTTCAGTCTCCACTTCGGTTGTTGGCTGGACTTCGCTTACTTCTTCGGAAGGGCTATTCGCGTCCAATAATAGGTTTACCGCATCATTGTGCGATAATATCCCAGTTCCCTCTTCAGGGTTGCTAGGGTTGTCTTGCATCCTAAACTCCTTTTGTTAATTGTCTGTCTGCAAATTTTCCCGTCTTAATGACGGAATCCAGTTGACCTTCTAGTTCCTTGATGGCGTTGTACATCGTCCAGCAATGCTCTCTCGTTGCTGTATCGGTAGGTACACTATTTGCCCACGCATCAAAGTAGGTATTCTTTAGCATTTCAAATGACTCAATCATCAACGGGTCAGTCATTATAGCGTTTGCTCTTGCGCCTCTGTGACGCTCATTATCTAGGTCTGTCATTGCGCTGTTGGTAGATTAGTCGATATATCGCCACCTAGTGCGAGTTTTTGTTGTCGTAGATTGAGTTCAGCCTCAAATTCAAACTTGCGTAGCTCTATTTTTGCCAACATCTCTTCTCTCTCAAGCGCAATCTTGGCTTCCATTTCCTCACGCTTTAGCTTTAACTCTTCCTGTAGCTTTAGAAGTTCTATATTCTGCTCTGGCTGTTGTTGCTCTTGTGCCTGTTGTGCAGCCTGATCTAACGCCTCACCACTACTGAAGAACTGATCTGTATTCTTAAACCCAGCCATTTCTGCAATCTTCTTGAGCGTATTAACGTACTGTGATGGCTTTACCACAGGGTTGTTAATACCTAATTCTCTAAGCATCTGCTCTTGTTTATTGGCAATCTGTACCAGCATCGCTGCTTTCTGGTCTTCTTCACCATTACCAAGACCAACAGAGACCTCTAAATCATACTCATTCGCAAAGGCTCTTGGGTCTATATCCACATATTCATTCAGCAAGCGTATCGTTACGGCCTTGTCCTGATGCTTTTGGATCAGGTGGAGGATGTTAAACATAAGTGTGCGCACCCCCGTCTCTGCGAAAACTCGCGCTATCATCTCTATCTTTAACTGTGCGCCCTGTATTGTAGCGTTAACAGCGTTGGTTGATGTTGACTGCAATTGCTTCGGGTCAAGCCCTAGAGAGGCTTTAGAAAAGCCTGTACGCTGGTCTCTTATCTGGTCTGCATACTCAAGCATATTGAACGCTTGAGAGCCAAGTTGAGGAACGGCTAATGGCTGTACCATTCCAGGGGCACGCATCCTAACTATTCCCCCTGGTCTGCTTGATAAAAGGTC